CCTAATGAAAATTAAAAAAGCAATTAAGGAGTTAAAGAAAGATAATGTTCATTGTTGGCGGGAAGAAGAAAACACTTATTGGGTAACTAATACGTATTTTTTAATTAGGATGAATCAAAATCAGTTTAATAGATTCAAGAGTAAATATTCTTCATTAAAAAGAAATGCCTATATACCAGATTTAGAAGTTGGAGATAAGTGCTCCACCTATGGAATGACTTTGAGTGGAGATGGCCCGGATATCGGAGAATTATTTGAAAAACTAGATAGTTTTGAACCGGCAAAAGCATCTAAGTTTATATTTGATGATGAATATAGACTTTATTATACCAACAATTGCGTTGGTGTAATGCAAGATAATTATTATCAAATTTTTGAAGGTTATCAATTAAAAATCAAGAGTGAAATTTCTATTGTCGCAATTTATTCTGACAACGGAAATCTGGTTGGCTTAGTTATGCCAGTTAGACCTGATCGGTTTGAATTAAACAAAGAACTTAAAGATTTGCTAAATGCTTTAGAAGGTGACACAAGGGGTTGATTAGGTGGGAGCTCAAGGATGGATTTCTCTTCATAGAAAAATGCAGAATAATATTCTCTGGCAGGATAAACCTTTTGCGAAAGGTCAAGCTTGGATAGATATACTGCTTTCGGTTAATCATAAAGAAAATGAAGTTCTGCTGGGGAATGAAGTTGTAAAGGTCGAGCCAGGGGAAATGATAACTTCAATTAGAAAACTTTGTGATCGCTGGGGTTGGTCAAATACAAAAGTTAAAAACTTTCTAAAACTTTTGACCAATCAAGAAATGATAAGTTATAAAAGCGACACTAAAAAGACGGTCGTTAAGGTGCTAAATTATAGCGATTATCAAGGTTTAGATAATTGTAAAAACGACGCAAAAACATATCAAAAGCATAACCAAAACACATCAAAAACACATCAAAAACACACAAACAATAATGTTAATAATGATTTAATAATGAAAAATAATGAAAATAAGAAAAAGAAATTCAAAATTTTCTTTGAAGAAAATGTGGATAAGTTCGAAAACTACCTGCAGCAAATGTCAGAGGCAGTAATTTTGAAAGCCTGCAAGATTTCAGTCGAAAAAGATAAACCCCTGGCATATTGTCGAGCAGTATTGAACGATTGGACCCAAAAAGGCATTGAAGATATTGACGATCTTAAGACAGCTGCTAAAAATGCTAAAAATAAAGACAGTCCTGATAATTGCGACTACAAGTGGAAAGACCATTTCATAGACGATTGGGATAGATTTAAGGAGTGAGGAAATGTCAATTTCAAATATTGAAATAGTTTGTATGGAGTGCGGAAAAGAAGCTCCAATAAATCATGAGGAGTCAACTGAAAACTGGACTGTATATGGAACAACATGTGAAGAATGTGGTGGCAAAACAGGCGCTAAATTTATTAGGGGTGGTGAAAGAGATGAAACCAGTAATAGTTAATGGGAATGTTGACCAGACGACTAAAGACGATATGGCAGATTTGATTAAAAGCGTAAAACGGGAAAATGAAGGAAAAAGGATTAAACTTGCTGGCCCGGTCATTGAAAGAGCGCTGGAAAGTGCTAATTATACAGACTTTGAGATAGACCTTAGCGAAAGCTTCAAAGAAATCAGGCTGGAAATCAAAGTGAGAGGTGCTTAAAATGGCTTGGTCTATGAAGGACGCGATAAAAACTGCAAAGGCTGCAGTCAAATGGAGTGGAGAAAAAGATTTGACTTATAGGTCCTATAAGCGATATAAGAAAAAGTTTGGCGGACCGAGTATAGGGTTTATCATTAAAAGAATGAAATGGTCAGAATTCAAAAGCAAATATCTCGGCATTGAAAGAATTAGCGCGAAAGAAAGAATGCTAAAAAAGCTTGAAGATAACTTCTGCGGTCACTGCAAAGAAAAAGATAACTGTAAAATTGAACTGGAGGATTGTGATCACTGGGAATATTGGAAAAATCAAAGGAATACTGGTTAAAGTTAGGAGGGACAGATGAAAATTAAAAAACAAAATTTTTTCAGATATAGAATTCATTATAAAACATTTGAGGATACAGGAAACGTGCTTATAAGCACTTCCAAAAGAATAACTCCAGCGCGAAGGCGGAGATTAGAAGATGAATTAGAAGAAAAATTGAATAAAAAAAGCAAATTAGTAATCACTAATATTGAGTGGATTAACAAAATCGGCTAAGGAGGGCGACATGAATCTTGATCACATCAAAGAAAAACTTAGAAAAGAGCATCCAGGACTACCGGAATCAGTAATTGATGAAATTGTCGAGGAGAAGTACAGAAAGTTGCAAGAGGAAGAAGATGAACAGTAGAATTGTATTTTGGATATTTATAATTTGGTTTATAGCGAGGTTTACAAAAATAGGCAGGAGGTAAATATGATTAATAAAGAGTGCAAAAGTTGTCGAAAAGAAACTGATCACCGAATTAAAGAAACTGAATTAACAAGTTATTCTGATTACAAAATTCTAATTTGCCAGGAGTGCGGCGAAAAAGAAATGGTTCCAGAAAAAATATTAGAAAGCCGGGAAAAGTCAAATAATGAGTCTGAAACGGAAGCAAATAAAGTTGGTCTCGACGGTGGATTTGATAGAGAAGTAGACCCAGATTGTAATAGTGGAGCCTGTGGAGCAAGGTAGGAGGATAAATTGAATATAAAAGAAATGGAAAAGCATTTAAAAAATGAAGTTAATATTCAGATTAGAAGACAAGAAGGAATACAAGGCAAGTTTGAACCATGGTATAAGAATAATAAATTATCAATGCAGGCTAAAGGTGTTATGAATTACTTGTGGGACCAGCTAGAATGGACTGATAAAACTAATATCAAGTTTATAACTCACCGGTTCAGTAATTCAGAGTATGAAGTCAAATGTGCAATAAACGAGTTGATAAGACATGGGTATATATTTGCTTACCAGGTTGAAGAAAACATTGTTAGATTCGATTTATTCAGATCAAAATTAAGAGCTAAGAATAAAAAATATTTAGAAGATTTATTATAAAAAAGAGGGGCTTAAAATGTGGAAACTAAAAGAATTTGAGCGGTCAATGTATAAGATTATCGAAGTAATAGACGAAGATGGGAATGTTGTTAAGACTTTTGTTGCTGACCAGTTAACTTATGCAGAAAAGAAAAAGAAAGCTCAACTGATGGCAGCTGCGCCGGATATGTTAGAATCACTTAAACAAAGTTACGAAATGATAGACACACTTGCCGGATTGTCAAGTTGGGATGCTAGAAGCCAAGATGAAATTGATGAGGTTATGAATCAAATGCTAAATGCAATGGATAAAGCTAAAGGAGCTGACGAACAATGAAATCAAGCAGTGATTTAGCATTAGAGAAAATAGAAATTAAAAAACAGCGAGACGAATTGCTAGATGTTGCAAAATATAGTTTGAAAATAGTTAAAAATCTTGAGTGTGAGTGTGATCCTTACAATGGATTTACATGTAAGAAACATGAATGGGAAAGAAAATTGAGGTTAGCAATTAATAAAGCCGAAGGCAGCAATCAAGATGGGTAAGTATATAGAAATGCTTTTGTATATGCAGGATGATACCCAGTGGTGCGAGCCGGAGTCTCAGGAAGAAATAGAAAAGAATATGGATATTTTCGAAAAATCTAAAATGGCTAGAAGAAAAAGGAGAGGGTTGATGATGGCAAATTATATGGAGAAAATTTTATTTGATGATGAAGAATATCAGCCAAAAGAATTTTCAAAAGATGATATAATCCACGATATTATGTTAGCTGGTTTAGAAAAAATAGCTCAATCAGATTCTCACGAAAAAGCAGTTAAAATAGCAGAAGAAAGATTGGAAAAGGTTAGAGCAATTAGAGAAAAAGGAGCTGATGAATGATGGCTAGGGGAAGATTGTGGACTGATAAAGAAGAAAAACAATTAATCAGACTTTATCCCAATTATTCAAATAAAAGATTATCTAAAATATTTAATAGAACTGTAACTGCAATTCAGCATAAGGCTAATAGATTAAAAATAAATAAATCTAAAGAATATCTAAAGGAAAGTAAGTCAGAAAGGTTTAGTGGTTCAGGTGGGGCTAATTGGAACGGTGGTGTTCACTATACTGGGAAAGGGTATAAAATGATTTATTCGCCTGATCATCCAAATTCGACAACAAGAGGTTATGTAATGGAACATAGATTAGTTATGGAAGAAAATTTAGGGAGATTATTAAAAGATGATGAAATCGTACACCATAAAAACGAAATAAAAGATGATAATAGAATAGAAAATTTGCAGTTAATGAAATTTGGTGAACATACTGCCAAGCATAACAAACAAAGAGTTTTATCAGCATCAACCAAAAATAAAATGAGTAAAGCTGCTAAAAAAAGATTTTCTAACCCGATTAATCACCCAAGTTATAAAGATATCGACCCCGAAGAATTATTAAAAATGAGAGGAGAAGGAAAAACCGTTAAAGAAATCTGTGAGATTAAAGGTATTTGCAAAAGAACTTTTTATAACAAAATTAATGATTATGAGGAGAGTGCTTAATGTTAAATCGTATTGTTTTAATTGGAAGACTTACTAAAGATCCTTCGCTCCGCTATACAGAAAATGGAACTCCAGTTTGTAATTTTACACTGGCGGTAGAAAGAAACTATACTAACCGTAATGGTGATAGAGATGTTGATTTCATCAATATCGTAACCTGGCGGGGTCTGGCGGAAAATTGTGCCCGTCATCTCGGGAAGGGTAGACTGGTTGGAGTCGATGGATCACTGCAGATTAGAAAGAGTGAAAATAACAATAGAACTTATATTAATCCGGAAGTAAATGCAGATAATGTCCGATTCTTAGACTTTGCAAACAATAACAATCAGAGAAATAATTCACAAGCTAAAGGAAATAAGCAGCAAAGTAAAACCCAGGGACCGGGCCAGCATTCTAACGGCCAGCACTCTAAGAATAATAGCCAGCAATCTAATAGCAAAAACAACGGCCGGCAAGTAAATGAACAGTATAACGATAACTTTGAGGGGGATGATTTCGATGTTCCGTTCTAAGCAAAACCCAAAACCAATATATATAGTGCTAGATTATCAAAAAAGAGCCGGTGAAAAACCAGTAATATATTCTATGGGAATAGTAAAAGCTGGAAATTCCTATAAAGCAAAAATTAAGTATGCGAAAAGAATAGATAAAAAAGAATGTGAAGCTGCTAGATTTACAACTGTTAGGCCAGAAGAGGTAGGTTTTGTATCTCTTTGGGATTTAAAAAATCCGAATTAAATAGAAGGTGTTGGAATGAACTCAAAAGTAATCAGAAAAAAGTTTGGAATACTTATCATAGACGGAATCAAAATGAGGTCACCGACAACAATAGAGCATGATCGACCGGGCCAGCTAAAAATAATCTATATACCAGAAAAAGTTTAAGAATTTTTGTGCCCGGCATTGGAGGATTGGAGCAATAAAAAATGTTTACTTTCTCTAATTCTAACAGTTGAGTGGGCTCCAACTAGACATTGCTCCAATTTTCCAGAAAGGAGGCAGATGAAAGATTATTATATTTGCGAGATAGATGGATGTGAGGAACAAATCAGAAAAGGAACGCTTTGCCACTATCACAGCTCAATAACTAACTGGCCTTAATCAAGGGTGATGGCCCGGGCCAGCAGGAAGGAGCAGAGAAATGAAGAAATGCCCTGAATGTGGAGTAATGTATGCAGAAGAAGATGGTAGAGGAGGTGTCTGCCGTAGATGTTATGAAAGACAGCAAACTGGAAGTATGGAAAAAGACATGAGTTGGTTTGCCCAACGAGCGGGCCAGCCTGAAAAGAAATTTTAAGCTAACTGGAAGCTAAGACCTTAAGAACTTAAGATCTTCCCCCGGCCGGTCTTGAACTGAGGTCTTATTAAACAGAGAGCGATATATTAGAGGGTGAAAATTAAATGAGCAAAATCAAGAAAAGAATACCTTGCCCAAATCCATATTGTGATCCAGAAGAAGGTTGTTGTATTTGTGAATATACAAATCATATCTATGTATTTGTAGAAAATAAAGATGATGAAGTAAAATTTAATTTTGATGTTGAAGGAGGCAGAAATGATATTTAGATGCAGCTTAAAAAAATGGAAGACTAGAAAAAACTCAGGAGTAGTAAGCCTGATCATAAAAGATATACCAGATGGATTTGATAAATTTGAAGATAAACCATTAATTGTGAACTTCAATCAGATGGCCCTGGCCTCAGCTAAAATCAAAAATATAGAACAGTTGGCTAATGGAGATCATGAAGTTATATTGATAACTGGGAAAGACAGTAAAAGGATTTTGATTAATGTTGGACCAAAATTCAAAGAGATGGAAGAAATCAGAGTAAAGTTTGAAATAAATAAAAAAGAGCAGCAAAGGTTAATGAATATGATAACTAACAGTCAGAGAAATAAAGCATTTGCTGTCATTGAAGATATGGGTAACTCAATAGGGTATGAAAAGGAAGAAATGAAAGAGGCTCTGGTTATGAGGTTTGCTGAGGTCTCTGAGCATGGAAGAATAAGTTTATCCGATTGTTCTAAGAAAGCAGCAATTGATTTTATAGATTTTGCGATAAGGCTAGGTTATGAGCTGGGAGTAGAGTGGAAAGAAAACCCCAGGAAGAGATTAGACAGTCTGGATAGATGGCTAAGAATGTGCCTGGATAAGAAAATATGTGCTGTCAGTACTAAGCCAGGCAAAAACTATTATATAGACAATTCAGGTGAAATAGTTCATGTTCACCATGCAGATGCAATTGGCATGGGGCAAAATAGACAAAAGCTAGATGATAGTAATCTAAAGAAAATATGTTTATCAGCTGAATATCACAATATAGCTCATAAGATGGGCTGGAAATCATTTAAGAAAAAATATCATGTCGAGGCTATTGTTTATCCGTGATGGCCCGGGCAAT